ATCATCGGACGAGACTGTCGGATATATAGCACTTGAGGAGTCAACCAAGAGAACCGCTCTGGGCCTCATGGGACTGCACCTCAACAAACCTATTTACCTGAACCCTAAGGAGGCTACAGAGGAGGAACTGAAGTCAGCGTTCGACGCTACTGTGGGTTCAGGTAATTACTTTACGTATGACCATTGGGGTTCCTTATCGGAGGATAACCTGTTATCAAAAATTAGGTATTTAGTAACATCAGTTGGTTGCAAAATAATTTTCCTCGATCACATATCCATTGTGGTGTCAGGCATGGAGGGTGGGGACGAACGCCGTATGATTGACAACACCATGACCAAATTGCGGAGCCTCGTGGAAGAGCTACGGTTTGGGCTAGTCCTCGTGTCTCACCTGAAGCGGCCTGAGGGTAAGGGTCACGAGGAGGGGGCGAGAACCACACTAGCTCAACTGCGAGGCTCTGCTGCTATCGCTCAACTCTCTGATATTGTCATCGGATTGGAGCGTGACCAGCAGGATGTCGAGAATGGTCACAGGACTACGGTCAGGGTTCTAAAGAATCGCTGGTCAGGTCAGAACGGAGTCGGTTGTTACCTTGAGTTTAACAAGGACACAGGCCGGTTGATTGAAGGCGAAGCACCTGAGGAGACTGCTGATGAAGATCGGGATTTTTAAGGAAAAATATAAGACTGCATTGATAACCTTCCGTACTTATCAGGAAACCAAAGATGCTATAAAAGATATATCAAAACGATTGGACTGCAGTGACAGCGACACCCTTGCCTTAGCAGTCCACATAATGTCTAAGCGAACCACTTCAGATTTACTCAGGCTTACTCAGTCAATGTATTTAGATCAGTTGAATGGCATGATTGAGGAAGGAGGTAACGATGAAAAGGGCAATCTTTGACATAGAAACTAACGGTCTCTTGGACACCTGTGACACGCTCTGGTGTATCGTACTGATTGACGTTGAGTCAGGGGACATCCACAGGTTTGACCCTGAGGACTGCAAGGACGGGGTGAGGATGCTGCTGCAGTATGATGAAATCATAGGTCACAACATCATCGGCTTCGACATCCCTGCACTGGTCAAGCTGGGCCTCGCTGATTACGACAAACTCCCCAAGGTCACAGACACTCTCATCCTGAGTCGCCTAATGCATACCAACATCGGGGACGTAGACCGTGAGCATCTGGTAAAGAACAAGGACTACATACCCCTCAGGCTCCAAGGGTCACACGGCCTGAAGGCTTGGGGCTACAGGCTTGGGGAACACAAGGGAGAGTTCGGTGAAGAGGAGGGCTTCGATGTCTACAAGAGTGACATGCTTAACTACTGCAAGCAGGACACCATCGTCACTCACAAGCTCTACCAATCCCTGATGGATCAAGGTTGGGACGATAAGTGTATCGAACTGGAACATGAGTTTGCTTGGTGCATTCACAGGATGGAGCATCACGGGTTCTCCTTCGACATCAACAAGGCACAAAAGTTGTATGTTGATTTATCAGCACGAAAGCTGGAGCTAACTGAGGAACTTAAAGTCATCTTCCCTGACGATAAGATTCCCATGAAGTCTCACCTGTACCGGACACCTAACGGACACCTATGGCCTACGAAAAAAGCAGCCAAGGAGGGAGGCTTTAAGGACAAGGAGATAACCAAAGGGCCACAGAAGTTAAAGCTGGTTCCCTTTAACCCTGCCAGCCGTGATCACATAGGAGACAGGCTGCAGAGGTTGGGCTGGAAACCTGCTGATTTTACTGAGCAGGGTAAGCCTAAGATTGATGAGGGAATCCTCTCAAAGATCACGCTGGAGACCAACCAGCAGTCAGTTGAGCTACTTAATGAATACCTCCTGCTGGTGAAACGAATGGGGCAACTGGCAGAGGGTCAGCAGGCTTGGCTCAAGCTGGAAAAGAAGGGCCGTATGCATGGCCGAGTCAACACCAACGGTGCAGTCACAGGACGCTGTACCCATAGCAACCCTAACGTGGCCCAAGTGCCTCGTGTAGGGTCTCCATACGGGGAGGAATGTCGCTCCTTGTTCAAGGCCTCCGAAGGGATGAAACTCATAGGTTGTGATGCTGCTGGGTTAGAACTCAGGTGTCTGGCTCACTATCTCGCTCCCTATGATGACGGGGACTATACCCGTAAGCTCCTAGAGGAGGACATACACACTGTTAATCAGACAGCAGCAGGGCTTCCTTCACGGGACGCAGCCAAGCGATTCATCTACGCATTCTTATATGGTGCTGGTGATGCCAAGATCGGTGAAGTTATAGGCAAGGGCAGGGGAGCCGGTAAGAAAATTAAGGAGAAATTCCTGAGAAGTTTACCCGCTCTAGGACAATTAAAGACTTGTATAAGTAATGCACTTGAGTCAAGAAACTTCCTAAAGGGACTGGATGGGAGGCATCTCTTTATACGTAGTGAGCATTCTGCGCTAAACACACTGCTTCAATCGGCGGGGGCCGTAATAATGAAGCAGGCCACTGTCCATCTCTATAATAGCTTGACCAGTAAGGGGCTGGTTCATGGGAAAGATTGGGGGATAGTAGCACATGTGCATGATGAGTACCAATGTGAAGCCACGCCTGAATGGAGTGGACTTGTGGCTTCTGAGGCAGTTAGCGCAATCAAACAATCAGGGGTCACCCTTGGATTTAGGTGTCCACTGGATGGAGAATCTAAAGTGGGATTTAACTGGGCTGAAACGCACTGACGAATTAGCCGTGGGAGAAACTGCCGAAGCCATAATAGCCGCCAAGTTAATGGCCAAAGGCTTCATCGTTTCTGATCCTAGAAACACCACAGGCTATGACCTGCTGTCCGATTACAAGGATGTCATCAACAGAGTGCAGGTTAAATCTTCAGCTTCTCCACAACATCTGCGAGGGAAGGAAACCTATTACAGATTCAGGACAAGGAACGCCCTAGGGAACTACACTGTGCTGATTATATATGTGTTCCCTGAGGATGCTGCTTATATAATCCCTTGGTATGTTGTTAAAGAAAAGCACATGATCAACATACCCGTGAGTGGCCCCTCCAAGTATGATGAGTACAAAGAGAACTACAAAATACTACAGACGGCCAACTAAGGTTCTCATCCTCAACCAGACCTTTAAAGTCGAATGGGTAGCCTCTAGTGATTCACACGGCACAGCAGACCTAGACAAATGTGTCATTCAAATCGCTAAAGGCTACCCCAAAGAAACTACAGCAGACACTTTCCTTCACGAGTTAATCCACTGCATCAACCATGTGATGGATATAACTGACAGTACAACAGAAGAACAAGCAACAACACGATTAGCCACTGGACTCACTACGGTTTGGAAACACAATCCCAAGGTGTTTGAGTGGCTGGCTCGTCAACTCACATGAATACAACCATACTATTAGACGGAGACATCGTAGCCTATAAACACGCTGCAGGTGCTGAAGTGGCAACCGATTGGGGTGATGACATCTGGAGTCTCTGGACTGATGTACGGCAGGCAGTGCAGCAGATGGATGCAGACATCAAGTTCATTGCTAAAAACCTGAAGGCGACCAAGGTTGTCATAGCCCTAACAGGTAAGGACAACTTCAGGAGAGACATTGATCCCACTTACAAACATAGCAGGAAGACTTCCAGAAAACCTATGGGCCTTGTCCCCTTACGGGAACACCTGCTGAAGGAATGGGCTGCAGAAATAGTAGAACCTTTGGAAGCAGATGACCTGTTGGGAGTGTGGGCTACTGATCCCAACTACTGCAAAGGCTCCCGTAAGATTATTGTCAGCACAGACAAAGACATGAGGACTATTCCATGTGAACTGTGGAACCCCAACAAGGCTGAAGAGGGTATCAAAAAGATTACCGAGGAAGCTGCAGACAGATTTCACCTATACCAGACCCTCATAGGAGACTCCACTGACGGATACATGGGGTGTCCTACCATCGGCCCTACCAGAGCTAACCGAATCTTAAACGAAGGAGCTACATGGGATGCTGTTGTAGAGGCATACGAACTACAGGGCCAATCCTCCGTGGACGCCCTAGTGCAGGCTAGGTTGGCTAGAATTTTACGGGCAGAAAACTACGATCCCGTAACCAAAAAGATTAAATACTGGAAACCATGAAGATCATAGGACTATCGGGGAAGAAACGCTCAGGGAAAGATACTGTCTACCAAGTAGCAGGGGACTACCTAAAGAAAAACAAGGCCAAGGCAGGGCGTGTTGCTTTTGCTGATCCTCTTAAACATGAAATATCAGAGATCACAGGATTCAATCTGGAGTTCATAGAGAAAAACAAAGAGGGACTTAGGCCCCTGCTTCAGACATGGGGTGCTGACTTCAGGCGTAAATACTGTGGTGCAGAATACTGGATCGACAAAATGAGGCCTATAGTTGAGCAGTCCTCAAGCCACTACGATGTACTGTTCATTACTGATTGCCGTTTCACAAACGAAGCTAGGTACATCAAAGAGATCGGAGGAACTCTCGTCAAGGTTGAGCGTAGAGATTCAGGATACCCCGACTCATTCGACAACCACTCCTCAGAGAATGACCTCAATGATTATGGAGACTACGACTACATTCTTAACAACGACAAGACCAAAGAGGAACTCACGCAATCAGTCAGCCAAATGCTAGAAACTTTAAATATTTTCAAAAATGCCGCTTGACCTTCCTATTAATTTTGCTAATGAGAAGTTGCCTCCAGTATCAGAGGAGCTTATCCTGTGGTTGAAAGGGGTGTATCCAGACCGGATGCCTGATGACGAAGAGATGGGGATCATTCGTTATAAACAAGGGCAACAGTCTGTTGTAAGAACGCTTACAAGTATATACGAGGAGTTAAGGGATGTGTCTGTCAGCACCAAAACCTAAAATAGTTAAGGCCCCCGCGCCTATGCCGCTTCCTCCTGCACCTAACAAGGCAGGGGAATCCACCAAGAAACCACAGTCTATGGTAGGCAAAGGCAAGGACAAGCGGAGGCGAGGAACAGCTAGGCAATCCCTAGTAGTACAACAGGATTCAAGACCCACAGGGGTCAACACCAACAAGGGCGGCGTAGGAGTATACAGCTAATGCACACAGGCTCCCTTAAAAGCTACTACCAAAGCTGCGAAGCTGACAGGGATTCCTACCTACAAAGGGCTAGGGATGCAGCTAAACTGACGATTCCTTACCTAGTCCCGCCTGATAGCAACGGGCCAGCCACAGTTTACCCCCAACCGTTCCAATCCATAGGAGCCAGAGGCGTAAACAACCTAGCATCCAAGTTACTGCTGGCTCTTTTACCCCCAAATTCTCCATTTTTTAGGCTAATCATAGACAAATACGAGCTTGAGAGTGCCAGCCAAGGTCAGACTGATGCCAATCTTAAAACTGAATTAGAAAAAGCATTAGCAGAAGTAGAACGAGCAGTACAATCCGAGGTGGAAACCAGTGCTGTTCGTGTCGGAGTCTTTGAAGCCCTCAAACAACTGATTGTCTCAGGAAATGTACTGTTGTACGTCCCTGACAAAGGAGGCTTACGTGTATTTAACTTGGATCGCTACGTCACTCACCGTGATCCAATGGGCAACGTCCAAGACATCATCGTCAAGGAATCCCTCTCCGTGGACACCATCCCTGAATCTGTAAAGGAACAGTTACAGGAGATAGACTTCTCTAGTCCAGCAGCAGGGAACAAGAAGACCGTTGATGTCTACACAGGAATTTACCGGCAAGGTAAGAAGTGGGTGGTACGACAGGAGATAGCTGACATAAATATACCTGAGGCAGAGGGGGAGTATCCACTGGATAAAAACCCGTGGATACCCCTCAGGTATAGTCGCATAGAGAATGAAGACTACGGAAGGGGCTTCATTGAGGAGTACATGGGAGACCTGCAGTCTTTGGAAGGACTCACCCAAGCTATCGTCGAAGCCAGTGCTGCTTCTGCAAAAGTTTTATTCTTAGTAAATCCAAATGGAACCACTCGTCCACGTATTTTGGCTAATAGTCCTAACGGTGCTATTGTGCAGGGGAACTCTCAAGATGTCACGGTCTTGCAGGTGGAGAAATTTGCCGACCTCAGGGTGGCTCAAGAAACTATAACCCAAATTAAGGAACGACTTGGGTTTGCCTTCTTGATGAACACAGCCATCCAAAGGCAAGGCGAACGAGTTACGGCTGAAGAGATTCGGTTTATGGCTCAGGAACTTGAGGATGTGTTAGGGGGTGTCTACTCCATCCTCTCTCAAGAATTCCAGATGCCACTCGTAAATAGGCTGATGGACAGAATGGCCAAGGCGGGGCGTTTACCTAAGTTACCCAAGAAAATCGTTAAAACAACCATTGTAACAGGGCTTGAGGCATTAGGTAGGGGCCACGACCTTAACAAACTGGACTCTTTTATAGCAGGAGCAAGTCAACTACTGGGAGACCAGTTTGCTACCTACGTAAACATGGGGGATTACCTCAAGAGACGGGCCACTTCACTCGGCATTGACGTTGAAGGTCTCATCCGCTCCGAAGAAGAGATTCAACAAGAGCAGCAGATGGCTCAACAACAACAGATGATGTCACAGATAGCACCTAATGTTGCTAATGCTGCTGGGAAAATAGCTCAGGACGATCCTGAAAGATTTCAAGAGATGGCTCAAGCAGCCTCTGAACAGATGCAGTAATCTTATGTGTAAAAACAAAGACTGCTTTGATGACACGTGCAAAGGAGGATGTGTTCAAAAGAGAAAGAAGAGAGAAATCAACAAAGAAGATTGGCCTTGGTATAGGCAAGTCAAAACAGATAAGTGATGGAAAGAGTAACCATAACCGACCAAGAAACAGGCCCAGATGAACCTCAAGCGAACATTGAGCAACCATCTGAAGCACAAGAGACCGTTCAACAAGAACAGCAAGAACCGGCAGATCGCCCAGAGTGGCTTCCAGAAAAGTTCGGATCACCTGAAGACCTTGCCAAGGCCTACAGTAGTCTTGAAAAGAAGTTTTCTTCAAGGCAAGCGGAAGAGAAAGGCCTCGTTACGGATGCTGACTTTGAACAATATGCAAATGAGTATGCTGAAAAAGGCGGCTTGAGTGATGACACCTATAAGGCACTGTCAGATAAAGGACTTTCAAAGGAAATAGTTGATAACTACATACAAGGACAACAACTCCTACGGTCAGCAGAGGAACAGGAACTCTATGGGATAGCTGGAGGAGAGGAGCAGTACAAACAGATGGCTGCTTGGATGTCTGAGAACGTAGATCAGAGCGACATAGATGCTTACAACGATGCCATCGGTGGAGACAAGGGTCTAGCCAAGCTGGCCATCAAGGGCATGTATGCACAGTTTGTGGCTGCAGGAGGAGCTAGTGAGGGTGCGTCACCTAATCTAGTCCAAGGAGGTAAGCCACAGAATGTAGGGGGATACGGCTCTAACTACGAGATGATGCAGGACATGAAAGACCCAAGGTATAAGGCAGGGGACAAGCAGTTCCACGCAATGGTAGAGAAACGTTTAGCTAAAACAAATTTATGAACTACACCACTAGAGGGCCTAAAGTAAAACGACCTAAACCAAGACCTAAATGAACACAGTAGAAAAGAAAGCAGGGTACAAGAGTACAGAGTTCTGGATGAGCATGGCAGCAGTAGCTGTTGGTGCTATCGCCAGTTCAGGCATGGTGGAAGACAACGAGTTTGGGGCCAAAATAGTAGGCCTTATAACTGCCACACTGGTAGCCCTAGGCTATACAGGATCACGCCTGACCTTGAAGAAGCAACAGTTAGACGCACAGGTGAAGTTAAATGCTGGAAATACTGGCAGTGATACTGAAGGAAGTTCTAAGCCTGCTGGTGAATGAAGCTGCTAAACCTGTTACAGCTACGGTTGCTCCCGTTGTGCCTCGCAAGTTGCGTGACGCTTGGGAGCAGCGGATGCTTGACAGGTTCAAAAAAAGTAGTATTCATTCACCCCAATGACACACTGGTAAGGATAGGGCCAGATGTGAAGGGTCACGTATATTATTACAAAGGCCCAAAGGAGGGATGGGAACTCTCCGCAAATAAAGTTCAGTTGCCAGAAGGCTGGTTAGCTGGGCCTATGAATTTGCCCGAAGGGGAAGCCGAATAGCCGGTTACGACCGACAACTTGGAGGCAATCCAATAGGGATTGTTAGTTAGTAGACTGCAGTGAGTGCTGTGGTCATTAGTTGTTTAGTAACAAAGTAAAAAGAAAGGCTATATTATGGCATATATTAATAACCTCTTTGGTGGTCACGCTACCAACGATGGAGTAAAGGGTCGTATTGGTTCCAACAACCATGCAAGCGACTCAACAGGTCTCTTCCTAAAGAAATTTGCGGGAGAGGTAATGACGGTGTTCGATGAAAAGAACATAATGAAACCGTTACATACCATTCGTACTATCTCGAAAGGTAAATCGGCACAGTTCCCTGTAATCGGAACTGCAGGAGCAGGCTACTACACGCCCGGTACGGACATCTTAGGTGTCGATACTACAGGTGCAGGAGCTAACGGTGGTCTCAATCTGATGAAGCAGACCGAAGTACTCATCCACATTGACAAGATGTTGATGGCTAACACCTTCATTTCGTCTATTGATGAACTGGTGAGTCACTTCGATGTTCGCGCCCCTTATACACACCAACTTGGCGAAGCCTTGGCAACTCAGTTTGACAAGAACGTCCTCAAGGTGGCTATTAAAACAGGAGCAAAGAACAACGCTTCTGACACAGAAACTGCTGGTGTAAACAACGCTGATAAGAAGTGTCTGCTTCCGTCTGACGCTTGGATCAGTGGACAAACTAAACGTGGCTCAGTTGTTTATTCTAAACACGTAGTAGGTGCTGTTGATGATGCTGAAATTACGGCAAACACAGCGTCTGCTCACACAGCAACAAACTCCTTGAGACATACTCCTGATGCTACAGCAATCCGCAATGCTCTCTTTGAGTCTGCACGATTGTTGGACGAGAAGGATGTTCCTTCAAGTGATCGGTACGCCATCATCACTCCTGCGATGTACTATGAGTTGATCAACAGTAACGATATTGTCACTGGTTCGGTCATCAACAAGGACATTGGAGGTTCTGGTTCTATTGCCTCTGGTACTGTTACTCAGTTGGCAGGAATCAACATTCTGGTAAGCAACCATCTTCCTACTGAAGACGAAACTGCTGGAACCCATGCAAACCGTTGGGAAGGTCAAACAGGTAATAACTACGACCTAGACTACACCCACTGTGCTGGCATCGTGTTCCAGAAGGGTGGATTCGGTACGCTGAAGTTGCAGGACTTGACGATGGAATCAGAATACATGATTTCCCGTCAAGGTAACCTGTTCGTTGCCAAATACAGCATGGGTCATGGGCCACTTCGCCCTGAGTCTGTTGTTGTTTGGTCTGACGGTACTCGTCCAGAACGGGAAACTGATTCTGACGTAACCGCAAATAACTAACACTTAACATTGGGAACCCCTCTGAAATATTGGGGGGTTCCCTCTTTTTTATTTATTATGGCTTACGGTGCATTTACAGGAAAGTTGGAGGCGGTCAACCAGATGTTGTCCACCATTGGGCAGTCTCGGATCAGCCAACTGGCAACTGCAGGCGAAGCCAATGATGCTCAAAAGATATTAGAGGAGATAGACAAGGCGGTTCAGTCTGAAGGCTGGCACTTCAATATCTTCTATGATGTCGAGTTGGCACGTGGCAGTGAGACCATCACTTGTGTAGTAACAAACACAACCACGGTAACCACAAAGAACGGTAACGATGATGCCCCTCACTATTTGTCCAAAGGAGAAACAGTAACCATAGGGGATACCAACTATACTGTTGCTTCTGTGACTAACGCCAACGCCTTTGTGGCCAGTGCAGGCCCCACAGGTACATCAATGGGATACACCAAACGTATTGGTACTCCCACAACAGCACTAAACATAGATTTCTCCTCGTATCGCTACGGTGACATAGACCCTGTGGTAAGAGGTAGGTTCATCTACGACAAAAACAACGCTACCTACGAGTACAACGAAGACCTCAAGGCAATCATTACGTATCAGATTCCCTTTGAGCAAAACTCCTCAGGAGGTGAGTCACTCCCTGAGTATGCGCGTAGATACATTACCATGAAGGCTGCACGTGTGTTTGCTCAACGACACGTAGGAGACCCTCAGTTGGTACAGATGGCGTCCTACGAGGAGCGTGAGGCACACGCACAGTTTATCCAAGCTGACTCAGAGAATGCAGAGACCAACGTGTTCAATGCTTCTTTACCTTATTACACAGTATCACGAGGGCAAGCAGTACAGTCACCCTCTATATCTAATCTATACAAAGTCTGATGCCTTTAGTTAAGAACGCAGCAGCAAGTCTAAACCAAGGGGTAAGCCAGCAGGCTGAGTCCCAGCGGTATCCTTCACAGGCCTCGGAGCAGATCAATGCTTACTCCTCGCCCATCAAGGGACTTGTTAAGCGTCCTCCAACTAAGTTCATCAACACGATTGGGACTGACTCCAGTGATTCTAACAGGAACAAATCTTTTGTTCACACAATCAACAGAGATTCCAGTGAGCAGTATGCAGTAGTCATCAACCCACAGGAAGCTGTGGATGTCACAGACTTTACAGTCGGAACCAACAAGGTAGCTGCTGCCGGTATCGTCACTAATGATGTAATTACTTTTCTGCCAAAAGAAGAAGGAGCAGTACCCCCTACAGGAATAGACTATGGTGTTGCTTATTATGCCCTAGAGAACTCTCCCTTTACTTTTTCAAAGACACAAGGGGGAACGGCGGTTTCTATTGGTGAATCATCCATACTGAATATACGCACAGAAGCTGTGTACGATTATGCAGGTGAACAATGGATAGACGGAGTTTTCCACGTTACATTTCCAAACGGACATTCACTCAAAGAGGGTGATAAAATTCAATTCTCAGGGCTGGTGGGAAATTACATCAAGACACAACTCCCTGAAAATAAAACGTATATCCTACACAAGCCTTCTCTGGGGCCTAACAGTTCTAAGCAATATCTCGGTGGATACGATGTAAGCACAAGCAATGCTGCCACAGTCTCTCTATATCCAGACAACAAGTTTATCCTAGTAGCAGCAGACACAGTAGATTTTTCGTCCAGCAACAACTACGGGTATGTAATTGATTCTATAGCTGTTAACGACACTACAAACTATCGTGGATGGGTACAGTTAGGTGATGGCTCCGCTAGTGACGGGCCTAAGTTTAGCTTATGGAATAACTATGACTCCACAGGAGATGGTTCCAATGACACATGGGTAGCAGCCAATGGGTCTTCAGGTGACAATGTGTTTAATACGGTACTCCTTGATCCAGATGACGAGAGTGATTTTGGTAGCGGTAACTTGGCCAACTGGTCTTCCAATCTTTCTCAGTTTGATGTGGGTGACTTGATTAGAATAGGCGGCATCTCAAATCCCAGTAAGGTGATGAGAGGTGTCATTGAGTCTATTGGTGTGGCAACCATCAACAGCGTTGCATACAAACGAATTACCTTCACTAGGCACATGAAGGCAGGCCAACTGTTTGACAACACAACAGGTAAATGGTGTCACATTTCGTTTTGGGGTGATGTCACTAATCCCACAACCCCCGCCACACACAACCCTCGCCAAGTAAAAGACACTGAAGTTCCCAACACTGCACGTGTAGGAACCAATGGAGCAGGCACAATTCAAGTCAGAAAATCTAACGGAGTAGGGGGAGTAGCAGTTTATGATTTAACCAACGGTCAACAACAGACAGTTAACGTTGAGTCAGGTTTGGAATACCTCACTACTTCAGCTAACCCAAACGAAGATATTACAGCAGTCACTGTTGCTGATTACACTTTTCTCGTTAACAAAACAAAAACAGTTAAGTCCGACTCTAGGCCTAAATATAAAACAAACTACGAAGCCTTCATAGAGACACGCACTGCCGACTACGGTAAGACTTACACAATCAAAGTTGGAGGTGAAACAGACAAAGAGAATGTAGCAGAATCAAACACTGACTATCCCCGTGCGTTTTTTGCTGGAAGGAACGACATAGGAAACAAGGTGGCCAACGCCTTCATGCTTCGTGCTAAGACAAAGGAGTCCAAATACCTGAAGTGGACTATTAGGATAATCCAAAACTGGGAATGGAAAGTTGCCCCTGACTCAGTAGAGGGACAAAAAACTTATGACCGTTCTGATCCCAGCCCAACACAGGCTTTAGACTTATTGCCTCCCTTAAAGTACCGACAGGATGGAACAGGAAACAAAGTAGGCATAGAGTTTGACGATGATAACAAAGTGTTAAACATCTGGGCTAACTTCCACTTTGCACGTAACGGGCTGAACACCAACACGGATGTCCTTGCCAATCTTACAACAGTAAAAGACATAAGAGATGCTGTTGCTAATCACTCTGAAGCAAGCCAACACTGGGATGTCCTAAAGGCTGACGGAAGTGCGCTAGATGACACCAACGATGCCACAGCTTTAGCCTACACTCTCTTTGAAGTATACATCTCCAAGCAGAGAGGAAATGTACTCAACCTTTCATTTGATCACGACAAGTACGATTGGCAGGAGATTCTTATTAATGTAGGTGAGGATGAAATTTATGGAGACATTGTTAATGGAAACTTCACTGAAGGACTCCTCACACCCTCTGCTACTTTAGGCCACTACCAACGTCACGGCCTGACAGGAATTGATGGAGCAAAAGTAATCTCTCCTAAGATGACCTTTGCCTTTGGGACACGGCAGGTAGCCAATGGGGAGTACTACTACAAGACTCCTAAATGGACAGGGAACGCAGACCAGCAGGCCATAGGCACTAATCAGATTGCTGAAAAACTAGCAAGTGATGCACGGTTATCTTTGCAGAGTGACGGTTCAGGAACTTCTAGAAACTGGACATCAGCAAAACGGGCTGACGGAGCCTCTATCGTAGGAGGATCAGCAAATATAACTGAAGCCGTACAGATAGCAGGCCAAGAGGAGTGCCTTGGGTTAACATCAAAGAAAGCAGGAACAGACGGTATTCTCCAAAAAATTTCAGAAGTCAGCACAGCAACAAGTGTTCCCCGAATAGATGGACACACTCAGGATTGGTTAGTCAAACAGGATGGGTACATGATCTCCATTCAGAATCCTGAAAACACTCGGTTTGCTATATCAGTCGCAGATGACCTTGGAGGTAACGGACTGAAGATGACTTACTACGAGGCAGATGAGGCTGCAGACTTGCCTGCTATTTGCCGTCACGGTCACGTTGTTAAGATCGTAGGTAATGCCAGAGAGGAAGCTGACGATTATTACTTACGGTTTGAAGGCGACACCAAAGATAACACCAAGTTTGAACACGGGCGTTGGGTAGAGTGTGTAGGTTATGACACCAAGTATAAGTTTGATAACTCCACAATGCCTGTGGGCCTTGTACGCGAGTCTGATGGAACGTTTACGCTAAAGGAACTTGATTGGGATGAAAGAAAAGCTGGAGATGACCTAAGCAATCCTTTCCCTTCTTTTACCAACACAACAATCAACGACATATTCCTATTCAGAAACAGGCTGGGAATACTTTCTGGAGAGAACGTCATCTTCAGTGAGTCTGGAGAGTACTTTAATTTCTTCAGAACAACCACAGCAGCACTGCTGGACTCAGCCCCTATTGATGTCACAGCCAGCACAAACAAAGTGTCCACACTAAGAAGTGCTGTTCCTTACAATGAAAGGTTAATTCTCTTTAGTGATCAAACACAGTTTGTACTGGAGGCTGAACCGTTTCTGTCTGTCAAAACGGTGACGCTTACGCCATCAAATGAGATCGACAGCATCAGTAATGTTAAGCCTGTCCTTAGTTCCAACTCTATTTTCTATGGATTCAAACGTGCAGGCTACAGCGGAGTGGGAGAACTGGGAGTGTCCATTGAGGATGCCGACCAGATAGATGCAGAGGATGTCACCTCCCACATTCCTAAATACATCAAAGGCTCTTTACGTAAACTGGCAGCAGCAACAAACGAGAAGGTTGTCTGTGGGATCACGGATGACACAACAGCAGCTACCCTCTACGTCTACAAGTTCTTCAACAACGCACAGAACCAGAGAGTTCAATCAGCGTGGTTCAAGTACACTTTTGGAACAGCCAACGACTACATCACTGACATTTCTTTCATAGCCAACACCCTGTACATGGTAGTCCGTAGAAGTGGCAGCATGTACCTTGAGGCAATTACCTTTGAGGATGACATCAAGGATACTGGGATGGACTACGAAGTGTGTCTGGATCACAGGTACGACAAGCCTTCAGATAACTCAGGTGTTTCATACGGAACCACCACGACCATTACAATGCCTGCAGGTTATGTTGTGACCTCTGCTATGAAGCTGGTGACTAATGAGTCCGTGCAGTACGCCAGCAGCACCACAGGGAGCAACACGTTTACTGTCGCTGCCAACCTAACCGGCAAGAACTTCTTTATAGGTGTTCCCTACACAATGGAGTACACGTTCAGTCAGCCCTTTCTGAAACACGACAGGGTAACTGACACAGGGAGATACCAGATACAAAGGGCGTTCCTAGAGTACGCCAATGCCAGATCATTTACTGTTGATGTGGTTCACAATCCCAAGATGGATGCTCCTAATAAAAACACGATCACCAACACGTATGCCAATGATGCGCTACATTCGATCCTGACAGGATCAGCAGATTTACAGGAAGGGTTCTTTAAGTTTGGAGTACAGGAGAGAAACGACAGGCTCCAGATCGTTGTTAAGAATGACACCCCATACCCTTCGGACTTTTTGAGTATTGATTATGAAGCAAGAACATTTGCTAGAGGAAGCAGATGGAGAGGTTAGGTGGGATTTTGAAAAACTCTACATTGAACATGCTACAACTGGAGATGCTGAATATGTTTCAGGAAGACTCCGTGATGCTGACAGAAGGGAAGTCACTGCCGTTACAAGGGAGTCTCCTCTACGAGTCCTTGTCGATGGAGTCATGCATTCCAGACCGTGTTACGCCATCAAGACTAGAAGAGGAAGACCCTGTGGAATCTTTGGTACACGTGACTCTGAGCATCCCGAAAGCGGCGTGGTCTGGCTCCTCGGAACTGACGATCTCACTGCCGAGTCTCGCACATTTATCAGAAACTCAAAACGAATCTTAGATGAACTGCACAAGAAATACAGAGTCCTCTACAATGTCATTGATGCCAGAAACACTGTGCATCTTAGGTGGCTTGAATGGATGGGCTTTGAGTTCATCAAGGAGTTCCCGAAGTACGGGGTAGAACGAAGGAAATTCATATTATTTACGAAACATGTGTAGCCCAGCATTCATGATTCCAGCCCTAGGGAGTAAACTCCTAGTAGGCGCGTCTGTAGCCACAGCAGGAGCCAGTGCCTATTTAGGTCACAAGGCGGCTAAAGATAATGCCAAGGCTATTGAAGGCCACCAACGCGCAGTAGGAAGCTCTATGACTGATCAACATGCTTCCAACATGACTGATTCTCTGGCGAGACAGCAGGAAGCCGCAACTAAAGCTGCACGGGACAGAGAACAAATTCAACGTAAAGCATTTTCAGTAGCGGCTACAGCACGAACTTCTGCGCTGGAAAGTGGCCTTGGTGGAAATTCATTTGCAGCCTTAATGCAGGAGTACGACCAAAGAGAAGCAGAGTTAATGCAGGCATCTTATTTGAATGAGGATTTACTGGAAAACCGTTACAGAAGAGAAAGAGAACAAGCATCAATAGGAACACAGGCAAGGCTTGTGTCTAATTATCGACCAATAAATCAACCAAGCGGTGTGGCAGCAGCCCTTGATTTTGCAGGTGATTCTTTGTCTGCCATTACAGCCTATAAAGCAAGGACATCATAATGGCAGCAAAACGAAGAGTTACCCCATCCGTAGAATCTTTAGGGACACCCCAAACCGCCCCTGCTGTAGGATCGCCCAATTATAACGTAATAGGAGCAGCAGGGCCTCCTATCGGGCCTAACCCGTTAGCACAACTCTCACAGTCTTTGCGTAGGTTTAATCCTGTGCTTGGTCAGTATGCTGCAGCTAAACAACAGATGTCAGCAGAAGATGCCAAGAAATGGTTTGATGAAATGGAGCAAGGCGTCAGCGATAACGCTATCTTCATTAAAAGAAAACTAAAGGAACTTGGCTATGACGATCACGCTAACCCTGAAATATACAAGCAGGAGATAATCAACACTGCTCAGAACTTTGCTGTTAGGGATGCCACAGCTATTGCTACTAACCCAGAGTTCCTGACAGCTATGCAGGAGTTATCAAAGACCAGTGATGATTTCGCTAATGATGCTGTAGCTTTGATTAACGAAAAGTTTCCCCATCCTGAACGGGAAGCCGAAGATAAAAAAGTAGGACACTATTGGGAAGTGGGCTACGGCAAAGGATGGATTACAGCAAGAGATCATATCCTGTCTCCGTTTGTAGAGGCACACGAAAAAGCAAGGCCCGTTCAGATAAAACAGGCTTTCTTTGAAAACGGAAGAAACCAATTGGCAAGTGCGCTCTCTTCAAGTTCTAAAGATTGGGAACCTAAATTTTTAGGCCTAAGAAAATTCCTCAACACAAGCTATGGGGGATACGCAGGACAAGGAGCAGCTTACTCGCAGGCCGTCATGGATAACATAATTAAGCCTGTGTTTATGGATTTAGCCAGAGACCCAAATAATGACATTAACTTAGCAGCCGCATGGAATAGGGTCACAAAGCTAACAAGGGATAATCCTAACGGAGGCAGAACCCAACTGTTTAAAAAACACAGTGACATCAGCATGGCTGCAGGGGTGAACACTGCGACAGATGTTTGGGCTGAGATAGCGCAGGCAGAAGAACAAGCCTATTACAAGCAGAGCAAAAAGCAAAACACCCTGCAGACTGATTTAAATAACAAAGTACAACAGACGTTAGGTAACTGGGAAACTTTTTCGCAAACGCCTGAAAACATAGAATGGGCCAAAGGAGAAAACATTTTCGGGCTTGATCCTTTTGATCGCCTAAATCACAGCCGCATAGCAGACGCACTTTCAAGACACCCTGATTTAAGACTGCCGCCTACGGTAGCTAACGATCAGGTAATGTATATGTTCAGTGATGCTGTCAGGGATGGAAGAACCGCAGTACTCAAAATTGATACAGAAGGCATTGGCGCAGAAAAAGATTACAGAGACGCCCTCATGAATAGCCTTTCTGTGGTCGCTCAAGAATCAGGAGTACCCATACTGCAGTCCATGATTCCCAAAATTGAAAAAGCCATAGGCAATCCTTCTTTAAGCATACCGGATATACGAAAGGAAGCCCTTGCGTTTCTCAACACAGATGAGTTCAAGATGGCGTTCTTCACGGATAATCCTAACATTGATCCTGAGACTCTTCCTTGGAAAGCTGCCATTACACAGGCCTTCGATAAGATGTCAGAAGGAACTGCCATTTCTACAGGACGGGATTACCTGCATCTAGCTAACGCATTACTTGATAATCCCAATACAGCCACAAAAGATTTAAACGAAATCCATGAGGACTTGAGGGACATTTTGAATGAGGTTGATGATACTGATTTAGAATCTGACATCAAAGGAGTCATGGATACAATAAAACAGAGAAATGACCTTAAGCCTTACTACACAATCACTGACAAATATTTAAATGACATTGTTAACGAAGCAATAACCGATACCGTTAACGAAGAACTGGCAAACGTCTACGCACTGGCCAACCAAAGGCTACCAACTGGAGAGGGTGCGGGAGATATAAACGTGGCTGATCCTGTCAAGATAATGGCGGCTGATGGTGCGCTGGCGAAAGCTGTTACTGTTGCAAGAAATGAATGGAACGAACAAGTCTCTGCAGGCCTAGCTGGAATTGATCCTGTGGAAAGGGACGCTGCGTGGTCTGCGAAGGGACTAAAAGATACTGTAAGAGAACGAACAGTTAATTCTCTAAAACGTACCTTTAAACACAGCGTCTTGAACGATTACAACGAGCGTTTAAGAAGAGACCCTAAAGCTGCTATAAAACAGGAAGAACAAGAGCAGGGGATATTCACAGATGACATTAAGGAACTTATAAGGAATAAGGATGGCGTAGAAAAACAATTCCATACGGACAAAATATATGGAGGGTCAGCAACAGAAGGTAAAGAAACAGAAGTAAAACCTAATTTATCCCTGCAGTTTATGGCGGGGCCAAAAGGACAACAGCGGTACAACAACCTTAAGGAAAACAAACGTAAGATTGTTAAAGCACGAAAAGAACTTATTGGGAACATTTACAACAAAACAGAAGAACTGAAAAAACTTGAGGAAACTGGAAGCCAATCCGCACAGCGTTCCAAAGCGGCTGAACGTGACAACGAGGTACTGACTTTCAAGGCCTTTGAGAAAGAGTTTGGAATTTTGCCTTGGGAAAAACTCAATTCCCCTGAAGGCTTAACACTTGAGCTACCTACGGCAGGCGCACCTATACAGGTCAAGTTCGACCTAGATGAGGACAGGATAAACCTGAACAACACCCTCGTATTTGAGTCTCTTCCAAAAATCTCTGAAAAGATAGAGTCACTAAACACATGGGAAGAGGAGCAGGGAGGGGAGGCTGCAGAGACTAATCGTGAGTCTGCACCTGAAGACCTTAAGGAACACGCTAATTTTATTAAGAGAGCGCATGGGATAGATATACTAGCGCGTGACCCTTCGGTTAGAAAGTCAGCCCTTGAGGACTACACTCAGCTACTCCAATCCCAAGCAGGCATGATTCACTCAAGCCATCCTGAGCAACTCCCCGTAGGAGTCAGGAAAGACCTAGAAGATCAGGCATTAAAACAGTTTTACACAAGTGACTCTAATAAGTTTCAAGGGATTACTTTCTCTGAAAATGAAAAAAGTTGGGTGGCTGGAGTACACCAACAAAGAGAAGACATTATCGCAGGGAAGTACAATGTTGAAGATGGGCTAACTTCAGAAGAATTTATTAAGAATTATAAGGCGTTAACAGGGGGAGAAGTTTCCAGAGAAGTCTATACAGTATATGATGGCACACTACACGGTGTCCCTCAGAGGCAGATTTCATTAACACGAAAAACAACAGCATTGAACCCTAAGAGCGAGGCTGAAGTAATCGCCCAAGAATTAGCCATGCTTGATATTGGAATCCCTAATCCAATTCTATCTACGAGGGTTAAAAAGAATTCATACGGATGGGCAGGTGTGGGTGAAGATTCGTTGTTGTTCAGTATCCTAGGAGATGACTTCTTTGGGGCAGACCCGAAGGAAATGCAGCTTAAACCTGAAGGGTTGAAACGTCTCCGTGAACGGACAAACTATTACAGGGGCCTGCTAGAAGCCCCGTCAGTGAAACAAACTGATTTAGCCAAAGCATTCAACAAGCTCCTTAAAGGAGAAACTAATTACTTTGAGAACAGATACAACAGGGAAAACACATTTGGGATAACCCCCCTGCCAATCCCAAGAAAACAAAAATAATATGCCAGTAGGAAGTATATACAGAAACAAGACGCAATCCGAAATGGATCGCTACGAAGCGCAGCTTCAGGACATTGCAAGCAGGATGCCTGACAGTGAGGAAAACGTGTCCTACAAGTCACACCTTATGCGTAATCGTTCTTGGTTTGAGAACTCTTATAAGGCAATAGGCAAAGGGGGACTAAAGGCTGCTGAGAGTACAATCAATTTTGTCCCTGACATGCTAGGGGCTAAAGACCGTTTCGCTACTTTTTCGGATTACATAGAAGACAATCCTGAAAGTATGCTGTTTCAAATTGTAGAAGACACAACCACACTAGGTTTAGGTCTTGCCACTACAGGCCCTATTGTCAAAGGGGTTAAAGCCTTAACAGGTCTCAAGACATCTGCAAAGCAGCTACGGGATCGCCAGCTAAAAGCAGCAGGAAAACGAGGGAGCAAAGAACGGTTAGGTTCTAAAGCGTGGAACATAGCCAAAGAAGGGGGCTTACGAGGAGGTGTCGCTGAGATGCTGGCTTTCCGTGGTCAGGATGAAGCTCTCTTCATGGAATTATTTTTTGAGAAAAACCCGCCTTGGAAACAAGCGATTGAAGAAGTCACTGCTGCAGACGGCTGGGAAAACCAACCTACATCAGAGCTAGGCAAACGTGTGGTTCAAAGTGTAGAGAACATGACGGGAAGGGCATTGTTTGCCGCCGAGGGGGCTTTTATGGGAGCTTTGGCCAACTACCTAATAGCTGGTGCGAAAGTGTCGTGGAGGGCCGTCAGGGGCGACACAACAGGCGGTCTCAAGAAAGCCGTAGAGGGGGAGGATTTAGCAGGTGAAGCTGCTGCTGACGCTACAGAAGGGGGAAAGGTCTCAGCTAAGGAAGCAGAAGAAAGGGAGCTTAAGTTGGCCCAGCAGGAGGACTTGGCTAACGCTGAATTATCCAAGGCGAATGACGAGTTAATTGAAGCACGTTTGAATGCACGTGAAGGGCTAGAAGAAAGCAAGCCGGTTATTAAAGACGAAAACCAAAGGGACTTAAATATAGTACCGGAGGAAGCTGATGATATTATCATAACAGAAGCAACAACAGCCCGTGGGATTAACCCTGAAGTCTATACCAAGGAACCTCTGCCTAAGGACGCCAACCTTAAGATACAGTATGAGCCACTTAAAGGAAGCCGCACTGGGTTTGAGGGTGGTGTTATTAAGGTGGACAGAGAAGCGATAGACGCTGAGTTTTCTATATCCTTAAAAGATCGTGACGCATTTACAGGGGATAACTCTTTCAACGCTTCAGATATATTTGATGATGTAGAAGATTACCAACGGTATTTAATTGAAAAGGAAAAGGCCAAACAGTTTTATCCTCAGTTAAAAAAGGAAACCGACAAGGGTTACGCCAAACGGGTAGAACGCCATGCAATCAATGAGGCCAAACGCAAAGGCCTTGGTCACTTCTACAAGTATGAGTTCGATGCGCCTCCCAAGATGAAACACTTGGAGCTTAAAGAGATTGAACTTGAGCTTCTCTTTAAAAAGGGAAAAGCCAGTGGGGCTAAGAAACTCATAGACATGCTTACAGGCAAGTCAGGCGTTCCTGCTTCCCCTCAAGCACTCCTCAAGCAGATGGAAGAAGTCATGCGTCTGGACACAGCTTTTACTGACCAAGGGATGCAGTATTTCACAGGGAGGTTTATGAAGTTCTTTATCCACCACTACAGCAAAAACATGGCTAGGGTTTCTGATGCTGACACTTTTGCAAAAGCTGTGGGATACCTCCACAACCCCGAAGGGATGGGTCTGGATGAGATCATGGAAGAACACCTCTTTGACTCGATAGATGACATGGCAGCGGCTCATGGGTTGTCCTCCAAGGAAATGCTGCATCGTGTTCTTAAAGGGAGAGGTGCTGCTAAAAACATCTTCACAGGGAAAGATCACTTTGGGAAGAAACTTAACAATGAGGAGATACTCAGTAACCGTTCCAAGATTGACGAGAGGAGTATGAAGGAACTCAATGTCAGGATCATGGCTTACCGCATGGAACAAGCCATAGGAATGAAGATGTATCGAGACTTGTCCAAGCAGGTGGCCAACATGTCTATAGAAGACTTGAACGGAACTGCAGCCGGTCAGGACTTACTCAAGAAGTATCTGTTAGAGATGGAAAAACAGAACGCCAAGATTGAGAGCCTGCAAAAACTCAGAAAATCCTCAGGTCGTGTTCTACGTGCTTGGAGGGATTTTAACGATGTAGGAATGACAGGCATTCAGGGAAGCAAGCTGCTTTCCGAAAGGGGCGGTCTAAAGAACATCAAAAAACACGCCCAAAGGACTGACGCTATTTTTGAAGCAGGCGATAACACTTTGGATTCTTCTGCTGCTGCAGGTGATTACCTAGCTAAGTCCACAGGGTTTGTTGACATTCACAATGAGTATTGGCTGAACTCAATCCTAAGCTCTACCAAGACACAGGTAGTCAACCTTATGTCTAACAGTCTTAGCATGTACTATAAACCCTTAGAAGGAATACTAGGGACTATAGGAAAAAGCGGGTTAAACGCCGCTGAGAAATCTTCAGCCCGAAAAGGATTCACCAAAGCATTCGTGCAGACCGCCTTAATCCATGCACAGGTTACCCGTGTGTTAGCCAAGTTGGGCTTAAATAAGATCAAGAACCTGTTTGACGAAGACGGCTACATGAGTGGCCGTGAGGATATATTTAAGAGTGGCTCAGGTGAGGCCAACAGTAGTTATCAACAAGCTCTCGGAGCCGTTGCAGGGGCAAGGAAATCCCTAAGAACAGGAGAAGGCACACTCACTAAAGGTTCTGATATTTTTGACACAGCACTTCCTGAACATATCTCAGGAGACCTCCTAGGAGACAACGCCTCTAATCTTGCGAAGAACACATTAGACTACATAGGGAATATGGTACGCATCCCAAGTAAACTGATGGTTGGTTCTGATGAACTCTTCAAACAGATTACCTTTAGGTCAGCCGCTATGGGCCGCTTGACTGCTGATGCTTACGAATTGGCCTTAGAGCGTGGCGTGAAGCCAGACAAGATTGATTCTAAGTTTATTTCTGACTACGTAGGTCACCATTTTTCAGGGATGATTAGGGCATCTGGCAGGCGGTACTCAGCAAGAAGTCTTAAGGATGAGGCAAGGGCAGCATACAACACAAAGGCAGAAGCTGCGATGAAAAGCATGACTCCCTTTGAAGTTGATAAAGAAGACTTCGTAGAAGATTACATTAAAAAACAACAAAGAGGATTCCTAGAGGACACTTCCAACATGGCGATGGATTATGCTGAAGATGTCACTTTTACACGATCCCTCGATGCTGACCTAAGGCAACTACAAGAACTAGGCGATGGGTCTCCTGTGAACATCTCTAAGACTAGAAGGTCTTTTCTTCAGGATACACAAGACATGGTACACCAGCATCCTTGGATGAGGCTGTTGATGCCTTTTATAAGAACACCAGTTAACTTGTTAAAATGGCCCCTGCAAAGAATGCCTATGGTCATGTCTCCTGACGGTAAGATACTTAACAAGGAATTTGATTTTATTAAGAAGCTGCACCTCAGGTATCAGGCAGACATGGCCAGTGGTGACACCATGAGGGCCGCTGCAGCCAAGGGAAGAGTCAATGCTGGTTGGTTCTACTGGTTTGGTTTTGCTTCTGCTGCTCAGTCAGGAACAATCACAGGTGCTGGGCCAAGTAATCCCAGAGAACGCAGAAACTTAATGGCTACAGGATGGCGTCCTTACTCGGTTAAGGTAGGAGATAAATACATCAGCTATTCTCGCCTTGATCCCTTTGCTTCAGCACTAGGTCTTGCTGCTGATATGTACGAAAAGGTTGCTGACTTAGGACAAGAAGGTGATGTAGAGGATGATTGGATGTTAGCCCTTATGATGGGAGGGGCCTATTCGTTATCAAACAACATGGCCGACAAGAGCTATCTGGCAGGCATCAACAACGTCCTAAAGGCCCTTATTGATCCTGAACACGAATTTGAAAGCCTTATAAAGAGGCAGGGGTCTTCTTACATACCCAAGATCATTTCCCAGTGGACTCCGATTACGGATGACAACTACATGAAGAAAACCTATGGCATTCTGGAAGGGATGACCGTTAGGGTTCCTTTTGCTAATCAGACCGTAGAACCTATGAGGAATTATCTAGGTGAACCTATGGAAGCTATGTATGGGCCTACAGTGTGGGCTTCAGGGATTAACCCATTTCTTGTGTCTAAAGCTAAAGATGATCCCGTATTAGAAGAACTGGCAAATGTGGGTTATGGCTTTGGTGCGCCTTCTCCACGTATCAAGGGTAGTAAGTATCTGGACATGCGTAAGTACCACGATCCTGATACAGGCAGGTCTGCTTTTGATCGTTATCAAGAACTAATAGGAGAGATAAAAACAGGAGGAGGCAAAACCCTTAGGGACAAACTGACAGACCTGTTTAAGCACAGGCACTACAAGAGGGCCTCTCTAATGGCTGAACGGGGTCTCCTTCAGTTTGAAGGAACCTACCGTGATCCTAGGGTTAAAACCATCAAGGCCCTTATGGCCAAATGGCGAGCCGCAGCAAAAGTTCAGGTTCTCCGTGAGTATCCTGACCTGCTTAATGCTGTTAAAGGTTTTGATGAATCAATCGTTAGGCAAATGCAGGAAATCACAAGACTCTAATGGCCTTCTCACGTTACTACGCTACGGAAGATACCCCAGTTAACTCTGGAGTACTGACGCATACCATAGCCAACCCAAGTAACAACAACTTTGGTTACCTCGATCCATACCACTTGGAAGTCTATGCGTCCAAAAGCGACCAAAGCATGAGTTCCTTTCAGGCTGATGTTGCAGCAGGAAACGCTGACCAGTACACCCTGAACAATGACTTCACGCTGGCTAACAATGTTATAACTATTAGCAACCTAGCCACCGACAAGAGATACCGCTTGTTCATCAAGAGGGTCACTCCGAAGTTAAGGCACTTTGTAGACTTCCAAGCAGGCTCTCCGCTCACAGAGGCTGACCTAGACAATAGTAATAAGTACTCATTGTTTAGAGAGCAGGAGATCGAGGACGATTTAGCAGACGCAAAGGCAGATATACTTGCTATACCTGACCAGCTTTCCGATGATGTCTCGCGGTTAAGGACATCGTTTACGACTGAAATAAGTGGGGGCAACAGCGTCTACGATATAACCCACAATCTTGGGTATCACCCAGTTGTGCAGGTATACGAGGGGAACAGCGTACCAAGCGACCAAATAGATTGTGTAGTGACTCACATCAGTACGTCAGTCACACGGTTAACTTTTGAGGGATCGGCAGTAACAGCAACAGCAGAATTTAGATAAAATGGCAAATAAGAAGATATTCACGGGGTACACCTTTGAGGGTGGAGGACAGTCTAAGAATCTTCGGCTAGAAGCAGCGACAAGTGATCCTACCAATGTCGGTAAGGGCCATGCGTACTACAACACGACAGCAGGAACCATAAAGGTATCCAATGCAGACTCTGATGCTACTGCTTCATGGAAGACCTTGCTGACTACAGGCTCGTCTATATCTACTGCATCTGTAATCACTTCCACGCTAGAATCGAATAGCGGAAACGCACCGCCGTTTGTTGTCGCTTCGTCGGACAAGGTGGTGGGCCTCAACGCTGACTTGCTGGACGGGCGTGACACTTCCGATAGTGCGGCTGCCAACAGCATTCCCATCTACGGAACCGACGGTGTACTCAAGGTCGGCACACCAGCAGCCAATGGAGATGCCGCTACCAAAGCGTATGTGGATACCGAAGTTGCTGGCTTACTTAATTCTGCTCCAGAACATTTGGATACACTTGGTGAACTTGCGACTGCATTAGGAACTGCGGATGGGGCAGCAACTATAGTTGCTCAGTTAGCCAACAGACTACGGATAGACGTTAATGACCAAGGGTTATCTGCTACTCAATTAACTAATGCCAGAACCAACCTTGGGTTAGGTGCTTTGGCAACTTTGGCTACTGTTGGTGCTTCAGAGATTACTAATGGCTCAGTAGATACGGCAGAGTTAGCCAATGACGCAGTTGATGCTGACAAGCTGGACGATTCCGCTTCGTTCACAATGGGCGGGTTGACGGTGAATGGGGATATTGCCAACACGGGGAACATTAATTCTGGCGGTTATCTATACTTAAAATCGGGTGGTTCTGCTTACGGGGAGCTAGGGTTAGATGGTAACAAGCCACGCTTGAGGGCATACGGGTCAAGCGGGTGGCTGGACGTACTCACGGTAGACAATAACAGCGGAAAAATAGGCATAGGAGCAGACGCTACCGCCCCCAGCGGAACCCTGCACATCAGCACGGCGAGGTATTCTATTACTGAAAAAATTACTAATGGTAATATGGCAAGT